ACCTTTGTCTTAACGGAAGGTTGTTTTCGGGAATTCTCCTTTTTAAGTGAGCGGCGAAGGTCGCGCCTGGCCCTTTACGGGGTTGGTCCAAAGCCGTGAGTATAAAACGCGGCATGTCATATGACAACAACACGACACATTAAGATTGGGGAGTGATTCAATGCAGGTAAGGCGGCATTGGACACCCGGTCTAAAAGTCCCCATGGTGGAGGAAGCAAATTTGCGGAAACCCGGCGAGAGCCGACACCGAAGTCGAGATGTTTAGAGTTGTTGTTTTTAGGGGTGTCCGCCCCGTGACTGGTTATACCCTTTGCTTGCCCTAAATCTGACAGTTAGTTCATCACGGTTGCTCGCCGTGCTACATCTGCAGTGATAGGGACTCGTTACCACAAAATGTAGATATACATGGAGTGGAGAGTTGGGCTACTATGGCATCCGGCGTTATTCGCGCCTAATCGAAGTTCTAATCCGCCTGCGATTTGTGGGCGGGGGGCTGGTTACCCTTTAAACAATTACCAGTAATGATTCATGTGGAACTGAATTCAGCGATGCGGGCCCGGATGTGGCGAATCCCGATGGTCCGTCGTTTGCTAGCCAAATGAATTGGTCTACAAGAGACCAGTCCTGCTCCTTACAGCAGGGCAACAACACGCCGGCGGGCACGCTTGTGAAACAGTCAAGACCCGGCCTGGCTCCCTTTCTGGCATCGTACATTGATCCAGATCAATTACCACCAAGAATTAGTTGGTGGCGGCGCTTGGTCGCGCTCATCCGTGGGAACGCCACCTTGTTATGGTGGACGTTTTGGGGTGTAATCGCCATTACCGGACGATGGTACCGTATCGTCAGGTTGATGGGGATAGAACCAAATCCTGGGCCGGACATGGCCGCAATTGCTCACCGACTAAGAGCTATGCATGTGTGTGCAGGCTTGTGTTTGGTGTGCTTCTTCTCCTATCTCTTTTTCGCCTACGGCAATTTCTCCACCTATGTCAGTGGTGGAGGTACTTATCTCGTGGGAGTTGAGATGAATCCGGGGCCGCGTAAGAAGGCGTCCGGAAAGGGGAAGGGAAAAGAGTCGAACAGCAACTCGGGGTCCAAGAAATCCGAGAAGAGTTTGGCTGACTCGTTGGCGAAGGTCAAGGCGCACAACGACAAACTAAAACAAGACCTGAAAGATCAGGCGGAGAAATTTGCTGAGCCGGCGAATGAGATGAAGAAGCTGTTGGATCAGATGGCTTTGGACAACTTGCAGGCCCAGCAGTCAGTTGATCCCACTACGACCCCGATCGTTGGGGTCCCGGTCGTGAAGACCAAGGCGGCGCATGATGATGCCCGTGTTGGCCTTTTTGAACGGTTGATAGGGGATTTTAAAAATCTGACGTTGACTCCAGGTAATCCATATTTGGTTTTGGATCACCTTCCCGCTGAACAGTGGGAGAAGTATATCCGCTCTGATAGAGAAAAGAATCTTCGCGAAGGCTTACTCGTGGAGATTTTCGACTTGTTCGGGGCGTGGAACCAGTTCGAAAATGTGCGAAAAATTGAATTGCGTGCCTTCCCGTACGCTGTTCAGCCCACAGAGGGCGCAGTGCCTTGGCGTGATGCCGAGGCTGATGCGCACGACTGTGAAATCACCTATTTTCAGCCTGCTATTGTGATAACGTACCACGATGGCAGTGAGCGCCTCAAGTTTGTGGAGACTGTGGCGCGCAAGTGGACCTTTGTTGATGAGGTCTTTAATTTAATTGATCAACCTTTGACACAACGTTCTCTCGAGACCCTATCCGAGGGGAGGTATTTTAATCGTTGTGGCCTAGAAATTGCACCTGGCATCAAGACCTGCATTATGCAGCCTCTTTGTGTGTCCTCTTATCTGTTCAATCAACTCTACTCGCGTCGCACCATCTTGACACCAAAGATGAGTGAATCGACCACTGTTGAGAGGTTGTTGAGATTTGCAGCTGAGGACAATCAAGTTTCTGCCCAGCTCAACGTGCAATTAATTTATCACCGAAATGTCCTGAAGGACACGGTGTCTTTTCTGACAGGGGTCGTCGTGCGTAACATGACGACACCCATGCCGGATTTTTAAGATGCTCCGACTCCGGTCAGTTGCTCTTTGGTTATAGATTAAACCAGATAAACCTCGCCCCACCAGGCAAAGTAAAGAAGACCTTCAAGGTCACCTCGTTGCGTCCGCAACTTGAGAATTACAGGCCTATAGCGAGAAGACTACCAATCTATTACGAAGGAGCAACACCCCCGCGACCAGACCCGGGGCATCTTGCGTCCGCGATCGGCGGAGTGGCCAAACGGGTGGCCACCGACACACCCCAGCCTAATAGGAAACTCAGACGTGAGTTTTCAAGATTCGTCGATTTATGGCTCCGACGAAATTTTCAGCCTTTAACCACAGACGAGATGGCCACCCAAGAGGAGTGGCTAGCGTCCACGACATACAGCGAGTCACGAAAAGAAGATTTGCGTAAAGTGTGGGAGAACTGTGGAGGAAAACCTACCGCTCAAATGTTGGCCACTGTCAAGGCCTTCATCAAGGACGAGTGTTATGGTGAATTCAAATACCCACGTGGTATTTACTCTAGAGCTGATGCGGCGAAATGCTATTTTGGACCTTTAGTCCATTCCGTCTCAACGAGATTGTTCGGGATGCACTGGTTTATCAAGAAAATCCCCGTCAAGGATCGGCCCGTGGCCATCTATGACACCTTGCATAAACCTGGAGCATCTTATATCTACACCGACTACACCTCATTTGAGGCTCATTTTACTAGGAGCCTCATGGAAGCAGCCGAAAACCGCCTGTACCGCCATGCCGTATCCCGGCTTGGCGGGGAACCTCAGGAGGTGGCAAACATTATGTCGAGTGTGAAGATGGGTTCGAACAAGATTGTGTTTCGGACGTTCAACTGTCGCATGGATGCGGGTAGAATGTCTGGAGAGATGGATACTTCCGCGTCAAATGGATTTACAAATTTGATGCTGTACCTCTTCGCAAGCCATAAGGCCGGTTGCGATGAGAAGAAAATCTATGGATTCGTCGAAGGAGACGATGGGCTGTTCAGAAATGATGGTCCATATCCGACGGAAGAAGATTTTAAAGCCCTGGGAATGACAATAAAACTCGGGACGACGAACCATTTAGAACGGGCGTCGTTTTGTGGACAGATCTATGATATTGAAGATCTGGCCGTTGTTACCGACATTAAGGAAGCCGTCTGTAGACTCGGATGGACCAATAAGAAATATGTGCGCGCCAAAGAGCAGGTGCGCATGGAACTCTTACGGTCTAGAGGATTCTCCTTGGCCTACCAGTATGCCGCATGTCCAATCCTAGGCCCACTAGGTCGAAAGATCCTTAGTCTAACCAACCATATTACTGTACGCCAAAGTATTGTGGATCAGATGGACGAATGGGAGCGTTCGAAATACCTGGAGGCTGTCAGCAGCAAGATCGCATCCCCTGCTATAGGTGATGCAACCCGCGCTCTGGTTGAAGAAATGTACCAAATTTCTACCCAAGAGCAGAAGGAGATAGAAGACAAGATCGCTGGCATGACGGAATTAGGTCCGTTACCATTCACTTTCAGTGATGTTCCAGGGGACTGGATTCGTTACTATGAGCTGTACAATTGCTCTGGGAACGACGAGGTTCCGGTATGGATTCCAGAAAATTCATACTCACTAATATCCAAGCTTGTTGGATGCGGTTCAATTACGCAATTACAAGCACAACAACTGTTCGGGGGTGCAGTTGCGGTCGTATAACAAGACCGGCGCAGTAGATCGTTTTAGATCCGGGTGTCACAATCCCGCGCTTACCGTGGC